CGCGCCGCCGGCGGCGTCGTTAGTATCTGCGGCGAAGCGGGTGCCCCAGTCCTTGGTTGCCTCCTTAATACCATCTTTATATAACTCATCATAATGGTCTTTGAAATGCTCATAAGCCTTCTCGAATCTTAGTGTGTCTTCATAAATTTTTAAGGCATGTTCTATGCCCTCGCTTAATTCAGGGGCTACTATCTCGTCTACACCAGCTGCGCCAGGGTTGATGGCCGGATCGCCGGATTCGGCAGCGAGCCGCTGCACCTCGACTATAAAATCGGCTTCGGAGAGAGCGCCGCTTTCCTGCTGCTGTACAATACTGTTGGGGTTTCCAAGCGCTGCGGCTTTAAATTTGGCTTCCTGTAGAGTCATAGTTCTAGGTCTTTAACGTTCTTAGCACCCTATCAAGCGGAAGAGGTATCACAACCACATCTCCAATTGCCACCGATGCTTCAGTTGGCACTTGATTATAGAGCGCAATCACCCACCAATACTGAGCATTATTATAATACTTTATGGCCAGTTTATAAAATTTATCTCCCACACTCCAAACGTGACGAATACGTGTGAGACCTGCGCGCTCGCGGGCGCTAGGAGTCATTAAAATAGGGGTGCCGTATTGACGAATGTAGGGGACGTCTCGATTTTCAAAAATCTCCTCGTAGATTTCGTTGGTATTCTTAAAAATTGTTTTATTACTATAGCGATTTCCCATTATTTAATTCCTCTTTGCCCCTCACTCCCCGCAGGACCATGCGGGATTATTGGTCATCTCCATCTCGTTAGCACACCGTTCCGCCTCAGATCTCTGCAAGTTCTCTCTTGCGTCTATTTCGTCCTGCTCAATCTCGTCCTCAAATGAAGAATCTTCTCTCCTAGCGCGCCGTTCTTCGTCGTATTTAGCGCGGCTCTGGATCACATCCTCAGGAACCGGGTTTACAAAAACATTAGGATAGCGAGCATCGATGAGCTTATCTCCGGAGAAAAGATAAGAGGTGGTCTTCGTAGGATCCGAACCGGGGGCCGGAGCCCATCCCGGCAGATGAGTATGCAACACACTAAAAGAAAAGCCTAAGGAATAGGTCTTCGGATAATAATTCCGAACAGCTATCTGATCAGAATCAGTTGACTTCTCTCCATGCTCAATGATGCCGCCCGCAATGAAGCCACCATCGCCCACCTCTGGAGCATAAGTAACACCGCCATTTATGTACCCAACAAGTTTCCCTTCAGGAAAAGAAGGATCAGCGTTAGAAGCCAAATTTGTCCATTTCATCGTTAAAAGAGGGGGCGCCTTTAAGGTATTTTGAATACTGCGTCCTCCCTGCTCAAACACGGGATACATAAACTTTATAAGACGTCGTAAATTTCCCATGTTATATGCGGCATGAGTTTTAGAATCATTCGGCACAGCGAACTCTACACTTATAACTCGACGCGTCCCTTCAAACGTCGCCAAAGGATCCATTCTACCATACACGTTTTCTTCTGCCCACGTAGATGTGTAAGCATCACTAAAAGATGTAACCCATCCCTCAAATGTCACCTCTTTGTTGGTGGGGATATGGCCGATCACAATTGAGAAAAACTTCTTAGTGCGCCATTCGTCAGGTCGCTGAAGAGCCCAGTCGATCGCCGGAATATTGGGATTCTTAACTGTGATAGCCATTTTTATCTACCCCTCCCGCCAAAGGGACTGAAGAGAGCGTTTGACCCTTGACGTGTAACGGTCGTGCTGAAGTTGTTTCCGTCGTCGATCTTGATGTAAGTGTCTCCTTGATTCCCGGCAGCCATTTCTTTTAGAAACTTGGTCTGCTCGTTCAGCGACTTTTGCATTTCTTTGCGTCCTTGCACTTCCAAGCGCAAATCCTGGTGTGTTTGAACTATTGTCTGATCTGGGACTGTAAGTTTTTCCGATCCAATTTCACTTACATTTATGCGGCGCATGCGGGGTGTTGAGCCAAACCGGTCGCCTACAGTTTGGTTAACGCCAGTTCCTTCAGAGAATCCGGCATAACGCGTTGCGGCCATCTCTTGGGTATCGGTGTCAGCACCGACGGTAGCAGCAGCGATCCCGCCGCCGACAAGAGCACTCAAAGCGGCGTACATGGCAAGCGTGGCGCCACCCGTAAAGGGCGCGGCAATAAGAGCCGCAATGCCGCCGGCTATAAGTCCCATTTTAATAAATCGACCTAAGCCTGTCTCCGCCTTCCCTAGCCACTGCGCAAATGTACCCATAGCCTCTATAAGAGGAACAATTAAATTTTCTATAAGAGGACGGAAATCAACTGCTAACGCTTTCATAGCATTTTTTATTTGATCCATAATTTCTTGAGAATTGCGGGCTAACTCGGCCAACTCCTCTTGCTGGAGGGCTTGAAGCTTCATTTCGTCCGTGGACATCTTCATAAGGCGCCGGGCGTCACCAACCTTCATGCCCAAGGCCGCGGCCATAGCTTGTTGCTCAAATCGTCCCAGCGAGTCGAACTGTATTCCAGCGGCATCCACCGATTGGCGTAATAATTCTATCCGTTCGGCTTCAGAAGCATTCAGCATGTCGATCGAGTTAAGATACGGGCCACCCATTATAGCATTAAGGCGCCCGACCGACTTTGCCGCCGTATCAAATTGATCAAACTGCTGAGCGATTCCCATTAAATCACCAACTGCCAAGCCGGTTGCCTTAGCTTGCTTGGAAAGATCCTCAAAAACCTCTATAGCTTGATCGCCGTACTTCGACAATTCAGTAATTGCGCCCGCAAAGTCGCTAGCCATTTGATCCATCGACACCCCTAAGGACTGCGCGTTTCCTGCCAAGCGCAACATTGTCTCATTCATTGAAGTGGGGCCCTGGCCTAAATTTCGAGATAATTGGTCCATAATTTTGGCGCTAGTTGCCATTTGAACCCCTTGCGTCTCTAAAAGTGTGGTCGTCTCGCTAAGGGTTTCACGCTCGGTTTGGTTTAGTTGAGTAAACTGAGAGAATGAGGTGTATAAGACGTTGTACGCCTTCGAGACAGCTTCTGCGCTGATCCCGGCTGCAAAGTTGCGGCGCTCCATTGCGGCCATTTCGAGATTATATTCTTTTCCGGCGCCTGTTGCGCGTCGGAAAGAAGAAATGGCCTTATCCTGCTCTTTCATCAGCTGCTTTGTCGACTCCATAAATGTGTCAACAATCTTGGTAGCAAACGCCAATCCCATTGCTTTGCCGGCGGAGCCAAAAGCTTTTATCATGGACCCACTCTCGGCGCCGACATCGCCCATCTTTTTGCCCAAATTTAAAAGCTTTTCAGTAGTACCACCGGTCGTAAGATTGAGGCCAAACATTGACTGCCCTACTTGGGCAAGCTCCTTAGAGAGGCCCTCCTCGGCTCCCAGAGCCGCGGAGGCTTCTTTGGTCGCATCACTTAGGTCGTCGAGCGCGTTGTCCGCCTTCCGTTGGGCGTCAGCCAATCTAGTCGTATCGTCGCCGGCGGCTGCAAGGTCGTTTTTAAGCTCTTGGAGAATCTTTTTATACTCTGTAGCATGCTTCGTCGCTTGCTGGATCTCCTCTGTTTTAAAAGCCTTGTCAATAGATTCTGTGAGGGACGAATAGCTCTTTTGGGTCTTATCAGCAGACTTGCGGAGCTCAATAAGTCTTTTATCTAACTTCTCTATCTCTCTTTGCGCTTCGGCGGTCGTCATTCCCGCAAACAGATCACCAGACTGGCCGCGGTGTGCGGGAGAGGGAGAGTCAGGGGCCGCACCTTGCTGGTTCTCCCGCCCGCGTCTGGATCGGCGGTGTTCAGCGGCCAACTCCTTTAAAAGGTCATTAAGTTTCGAAACTGTTTCATCAGTTAAATTACTCACTTAAAGATCTCCTAATGAGTAAACGGCCAACGTAGGCCAGTTTCAAATTCAAATTGTTTGACAGCGGCATCGAGCTGATAACGAGAGGCCATTGTCTGAGCATCGCCAAGACCATGCTTCAAATATGAATCCATGTATCTTTTTTCTCGTTGTAAGGCGGTAAAAAAAGACATAATCTGAGATTGATCCCCCGACATCGAAACTTTTAGGTCTGGGGCGCGTCCACCATAAAGACTTTGCATTAAAAAATGCACGTCAGACGCGAACTTACTGTACACGTTTTCACACAGAGGTGTGGTGTCTCTTTGATCTAACAATAAATGAATGTTTTTCGACATGTCGGCCCCAACAAAGTAATTAGTTCATCAACCAAAAAGGTGAATCTATTTGCGATTCACCGCTTCATCAAACTGTTTAGCTTCCCGCTCAAACTCTTTAATTATTCTTTCCACAAACCATCGTCTTAATTGGATAGGTAAATTATAGGCCTCAAAAAAGGACCAACCTCCATGATGTTTGAGAAGAAACAATTCTTCGTAAACGGCAGCCTGATAATTAGATGCTAGGCCAAAAAAAGTCTGCCGTCAACGGCATTACCACCTTTCCACTATGAGAACAGGTCTCGCACGTAAACTCGTGGTTTAGGTCTACGTCTGGTTTAATAAGATCATATGCCTTACGGAGGTACCGGGCATCTTTGGTTGGCATAAACGTTGCAAATTTCTTCAGCATTGCAGCGTCGGTCACTCCATTAACAGATACGAGCACTGCTTTAAGCAAATCGGTACTGCGTGAGTCAGGGAGATTCATTTTCTTATTGCGCGCCGTCTCGGCTGATAATTTAGACTCCATTCCAGCAGTTAAAAGTCGCACTTCAGCAATTACCTGTGTAGTAGGAAGCGTAAATGTAAATGTGCCGCCCTCTGTGGCTGTTACCTCTTCGGGTAGTTCCTCGGCGGTCTTCAGTGTTAATGATTCTAGATCGAATGTGGCCTCGGAAGCATTCGCACAAGCCGGACACGTAATGGTTGTCTCATATTCGGAGCCAAAACCCGTAATGCGCGAGGCGATGACTAAAGCATTTTTATCTCCGACCAAAAATGCGCCCAAATCAAGACCCTTATCTACTAATAAAGACTGCAATAAGCGGTCGATGGCAAGACCTTTTCGAAGAAGCGACTCGCTGGTGAGAATGTCTTCCTCCTTGGCCGTCATGTGACGAATTTCAACAGTTTCCACCCCAGCGAGGGGACTATCTTCAGTATAAAAACGTCCTTTGCTCGGTAAATCTACAAATTCTGTAGGAGTAACAAATGAAAAAATGTCTGTAGGGGAAGAGGTAGCTGCAAGTGGGGCGCTAGATGAGTTATCTTCAGGTACGGGCGCCCTCGTCCGTTCTGAATTTCTTTTTCGGGCCATTAATTACCTTCTTTCTGGCTCCTCTAGACTCCGGTCGCAAATTTAACGGCGGGGCCAGAAGTGTATACAGCATAATCATACTTCATTGTGATCGTAACATTAAGTAATTCTGTATCTTGATCGTAATTTAAATCACCAAATGTAGCGCTTTTAACCCAACCATTGATAAGTTGCCATTCGCCAACGAGACCGCCTTCGCCATTAACCTCTTGAATTGTTACAATCCCAAGCTCGTTAAGAGCGTCTTTTTTATTAACGGTACCGGGGGCCTGGCCCGCCAATACCACGTTTTCCTGAATGTCCGGACGCAAATAGCCCATACCAGCCAATGCGTTGATTAAAAGCTGATTACTATCGGGATTGATAGCATTAACTATAACCATAGTAACGTCGCCCCACTCTACAGATCCCGGATAATAATACGTATTACCCAAGAACTTATGGGATGCTTCGCCCACTGTATAGCTCGGCTTGGTAACCGACTTAGCCAGGTACTTTGCGTATGTGAACGCTTCGTCGGGATCAACAAGTCCCGGAATGTCTAAGATAAATCTATGTGCTCGTTTAGGCTCCGATAAAGCGCTGGTCCAAAATGGCATTGTATGGTGTCTCCTTATAAGTCCTAAGTTATATAGTGTGGGAGATTAAAACCTCCCACATTATTAATCATCAAATGACGCTCCGGTACGTGTGATGTTAAAGTCGATAGCAATATATTCAATTGCACGAGTCGGCTTCAAGAAAATCTTAGCATACATGATGTTACGATCCACCAAATCCGGGGTAGTCGTTGTCTCATCAAGAACCAACTTGTAGTCCGAAAGGCCAAAGTTTGTCTTCACATCAGCCAAGATAGGCGTAACCAGAGAAACAAAGCGTGTCCATGTTGTCTGAACATTAGGATCAAACAAGAGGGTTGCAGCCACCTGAGAAATACGCTTCTTGAGGAAGATCATCAAGCGTCGCACGTTAATGCGATCCAACGCGGAAGGTGTAATCTGCAGCGTCTTCTGGCCAAAGATCACTATGCCTTCTGCGGGGAACTTAGCAATCGGATTAATGTTGGCTGCATAAAGATCATCTCGGTCCTTACGACGTAACTGGTGAGATACGTCCTGAACAGGGATTCCTGCCGCGCCCTCGGTAAGTCCGCCGCGGTTAAAGCCGGCCGGAGCAAACCAAACCTGGGTTTTCTTCTGAGAGCTTGAGAAAGTTCCCAGGGCAGCAACAGACGGGGGTAACCAAACCATCGTACCATTGATACTATCGCGGCAACGGAGCCACGGATAGAAGGTACACGCATATGACGTGTTCAGTGCGCGGTCGCGCAATGTCTTAATAATACTGTTTAATTCACTAGCAGTGTTGTTTCTAGCGTAAGTCGTGCTTTCGGCCCGAGGGCGGAAGCCGCCTTCAAGGTCAATAATTGCCAGGGCATCTGCACGATCTTCGCACACATTAATTAACTGGTTTGTCAACCCAGACTGCTTCAGACCTGGAATGGTGGCGAGATTCATTTCTACCACCTCAGGATCAGCCACAGCGTCAATTGACTGACGTACTGAATTAAAGATGTAACTATTCGCGTCGGTGGGACTGTCGGGGAAGGCCGAGTTGCGGAACGGATCCAACTCTCGAATATCTAGACCGTCAAAGCCGGCGTACAACGGAACCGTGAAGCGGTCGAAACCCGCATCCAGAACGCCAGAAATTGCACCGTTAACACAAGTAAGAGAAGTTCCCAGAGCATGAGAGCCCGAAACCCACGTTCCATCAGAACCACTAACGTCGTCCAGAGTAAAGAACATGCTTAACTCGCTTACCCCAGCGACAGCACCGCCGAACATATCCCCGACCATACCTCCGCGAGGACGCAGCAAGTCGATGTTAGACGCATCAAAAGTGGTGGAACCTGCCGTACGACTGGTTTGCATACCGAAGTAAGCATCAGTCTTATTGGTGAGGTTGCCATCGCTCGCATTAACGCGCAGTTCGGGCGCCGGATAAAGAATCGATGCGCTCAGGAAGGAGCCGCTAAAGATGAACACAGACCCGCTGTTATAATGCACTGTCGCATCGTTAATCAGATCCACAGGGCGACCCGAGCCGCTGACGCCGCCGGCCGAACCGGTAATCCAGTTGCCAGTCGCTCTCACTCCAGCTTCCACTGCGAGACCATCGCCTAGGCTTCCTGATTCATCGAGATATTTTACCATACCCTTAAATCCAAAAGGTAACAGCGCAGGGTTGTCCCCAACCACTTCTTGATTCATCTCAACGCGGATGTAGTCAGAAACATTACCCCATTCGCCTTCTTGCACATAACGACGCTCGGTAGCATTCCATGACAGGTATTTATCGCCAATCTTGCGCGCAACATAGTTAACCGATTCAGGGTTAAGATTCAAATCATTGAACTGCTCCACCACTTGAACGACATTATCGGAGTCGCGCAGGGAACGAACAACCAAGGAGAAAGTACCATAATCATTAGATTCATTAGTAGGCGCCTTGATGTCTTGAATCGAAACCTTGAGGTTACGATTAGACCAGTCGCCCGGCTCATTAAGAGCAACAACCTTGAACAAGGAGGGCATCGCCTGCACATCAAAACTATTAGCCGAGGTGGCACGCTGGGCGACGTCGCATCCAATAATCTGAGGTGTTTGTGCGGACTGGAGGGCACTCCGGAAATCGTTACCGGTATTACTATTGGTTGTGTTTTTGAGGTTAACAATGGCGGCATAGGTTTCACCGGCGGTACCACTTAAATTGGCTTTAAGGTGCCTATCAAAACTCTCTCCAAGCCACACATTACTTTCGTTGTCGACCAAAGAACTATTAGTACGAGCAGGAGTGGTGTTGAAAACCTTGCGTAAATATTTGGTACTTGAAACATTAAAGTTAAAATCGGTCGTAAGTGAATTACTGTTACCATCAACATTATCGATAACCATCTTAAAATTATAAGCACTCCCGTTATCTTTAACAATAAGGTTGGCCCCCTGGTGGTTGTCACCATCGGCCCAGACAGTCGGAGTTGGAGATGCGGGCACTGATGCGGTCGCAGACATCATCACTGTGCCACTTAAATTTAAGATAGTGCTAGAATCGGTAGTATAAAATACTGCCGCCAGGACACCCTGCAATGAGCCGGTTCCATAAACCGCCCAATCCTCTGGTTCAAAGACCACAAGTCCCCACGCGTTACCATTGCTGCCGCCATCCCAGCCAGCTTGACTGCCGGCGGCAGAGGTTGCGGCGCCATCTTGAGAGCCTAAAAGTCGAATGTAAGTTAAAGGAGAACTGTTGCGCAGGTAGGCCTGAGCTGCATAAACACCATACGTCGGAGCGGTTACGTTCCAACTACCAAGGCGCCATACATCGCCATTAGCGTTGCCTGGGGACGGATTACCGAAAATTTGCACAAATTCGGAAAAAGAGTCCACCGTCACGGGCCGTAGGGCGGGCCCTGATTCTGCCCTTCCAATGACAACCGGACCGATGCCGGCCGGAGATGCAGGAACTTGGGAGTTATCTATCTCATTTACGAAAACTCCGGGCGATACAAACTTATAATTTTTAATTGACATTCGTTTTAATCTCCTAAACGTGGGATATCGTTATTAAATAGTATTGGCATGGCGCAATAGAATCTAATCTCTATAAAATCCCCCCTTAATATTATCGGGTATATCCCCAAAAATCACCTTTTCGCGGGAAAGTTTAAATTCTACAGCATTTTGACGCTTCACAATGACCGGCTTCTCCTGGTTATCGCCTTCGCCAATTAAATATCCCAGAACCTGGATGTTGACTGTCTGTGCATAATTTCGCCTTTCCATTCCCATGTCGCTCACATTTGATCCGTTGTTAAAAGAGCCGTCAATAAAAACTTCATAAAAATGATTTTCATAATTAATGCGAGCAGGCATGCGAGAGTTGCCAGGTACCGTAATAAAAGGTCGGAGCATCTCATTCATTTGTTGCTGGTACTCAGAGCGGAGCGTAATTTCATAATTAACAGTTACCCACGTCGGGATAGGCATTGAAATAGTTTCATAAACAGTGCGCTGGGTTGACATGTTGCGCTTATTTGAATTTTTCATCTTCCCTGCAACATTCTTATTGGGACCATAGGATCGCGCCGCATATGCATTTTGGAACTCTGACGTTTTCTTTTGATTTATTTGCCGGGCGACTGTAATAACACCCCCTTGAGCATCCGGAATAGCATAGAGATTGGCGTACACGGTGCCTTTCATGTTGGGATCCTTGTTTACAGATGCTCGATCAACAGTGATCAAAGGCAATTCTAAAAATTGTTCGGCATTATATCTTTCCTTGGCCTCGTCTCCCTTTATCTGATAGGAGCGCTCTGCGCTGACCCATAAAACCGGAACTTTTCGAAACCCTTCATTGCTTACGGCAGAAATGTTAAGGTCTTCATTAATAAACCTCATCATAGCGCGGTCGATTGTTTCCAAACTAGACGGCATTATTTCTATTTCTTGAAGTTTGCCTTCTACCTCTTTGTCGCCGACATAATCAAATTCAGAAGCTTTAGTATCAAGAATCTGTTGCTGTGTTCTTTTGCTGCGCGCCATTGTTTATGTTCTCCGTTATCCTACGAAGATGCCGGCGGGAACATTCTGTAAGACTTTGGCAGTAGAGTCTTGCATAGTAGAATCGGTGGACGCCATTTCAGAGTAGGTGAGCTCATCCAATGTGGCTTTGAGCTCTTCTCGCAGGCCGTCTTGTTCGGCTTTAGCTTGGGCCAGAAGGTCAGCCGCATTCAGTGTAACACTCTCACCTGGAATGGGAACCGTAGAAAACTTGCCGCGCACTTGGCCCAAAATCTCCTTAGTGAGAGCGAGCGCAAACCGACGGATCCACTGCTTACCTATGGCATTAATGTTCTCATAAGGTAGATTCTGGAAAGGAAGGGTATTCATGTTGTTAATACCTTCGATGCCGCTCTTGGGCTGTCCTGTTCCATCTTCCCATGGTTTAAATTGATTTTCAATTGTAAATTCAACCCAAAACTTCTCCGGGCTTGTAGAGTCCGGTTGCGGAAAAAGACGCAATTGATTGTTTTTTAGCTCATATGAATAATGCGAAATACGCGTCCAAATAGCATCTTCGTATGCTTGAGCCTGAAGCTTGTTTTGCCAAGTGGGAACGATTTCAAAGGTTGAATCATCTGCATATTGTCCATAAGTACGCAGATTACCGACCACCGAAAAGCCTCCATAATAGCCATAGAAGCGCCACATTGCTCGGGGCGTTTTAAAATAAACCCTTCGAATCACCACTCGCTTATCATCCACTTCCCCATAATAATTCAAGGTTCCTGTGTTATTTATATTCGCAGAAGAGGCTGAGATGATTGATTGCAGGTCATAATCCTGTTGTTCTGCAATCCGATCAATAGATGCCGAATAAATGGGAAGTGTGCCCCCGAGGCCCGTTTCTGTAATGGAGCGTTCGGATACGCGGCGAGCGAAGCCATAATCAAACCGAGGATACCTTAAGCTTACATCGGTTCCTGCCAATGGATCTGTACTTAGAATTTGACCATCTTGGTCAAAAGATGCTGTTTGGGCGCCCATCAGTGACGAAAGTGAGTTTTTGCTCTGATGGATGTTCAAGATGTAAGAATATTCTAATACTGCTTCTTCATAGGCCGCATAAACATTTCCTTCGGCCAACTCGATGTCGAGCACATCTCCGCCCAGCTTCTTATATGTATAGGCAACCTGATCGGAGGCGCCGGAGAGAAAGGCATCTGATCCCGCATAAATACCAAACGGCAACGTAGCAGCGACATTTAAAACAGAACCGGTGGATGTTAAAACATTTGAATTTGTTGTAGATGATGGATTAAGATTAGGGATTGCCATTAAAGTGCCTCGATTATACTATTACTAAATAGAAAGCCCCGCCTCAAAAGAGACGGGGCTTTAACTATTTTGACCTTACGTCAGGTATGACTAGTCATTCATGTCGCGAACGATCACGAGACCATACATATCTGGACGCACCATCTTCTTGGCGTAACGGGTCATGACACCCTTGCGAGGTACGAAGTCCTCGACGCCGAAGATAGTAGGCGTGGTCTGCAGCGGCACATAAGGTGCGTACACATAGCCACTCTCAAGGAAGCTACTTCCACGTCGGCCCACAAGGAGCAGATTACGCGGGAAGTAAGGATCGACGATAACGTCGAACTTCTTCGAAAGCGAACCAACCTTAACAGCACCCGCGTCGCCGCGGTCGCTATCAGCAGTCACATTGGCACGGAAGCCAGCCGTGAACTCAAGGATGTTGGCAACTTCAGGTGAACACACCACGAAGTTAGCAGCACCACGGAGAGTCTTGCGGTGGATCTGTGCGGAGACGTCATTGATGGTCTCAATGAGAGTCTCATACCACTCACTCACGTTACCCGTGAAGTCTGGCGTAGTGGACGAACCAATTTCTGCACCAGTTTCGCGATTAACGAAGCGACCAGCAGCGCGGGACCAGTAACGAACGCCAGCGGTTGCGCCGCGGACGAGGTCGTCAAGGATCTCACGATCTATCTCAAGGGCGATCTGCTCAGACAGAATCTGAGTAAGTTCGACCTCGGCATCAAGGTTGTGGTAGGCGTTAAGATCTTGTCCCAACTCCGGGGTCCACTTGGCCTTGAGCTTCTTAGTGATCGCGGTGACGGCCACCGAGTCGACCTTGATGTCGATCTCAGGGATTCGCTCACTGCCTTCCAGTCCCCACGTCGTGGATGCAGCCACCGAACCAACGGCGCCTCCAGCCTGGAAGCGGTCAACAGACGGGAATGACAACGGATGTGTCTGGCCCGGGTGACCGTCAATGGTACCCTGCTCGATCGACGAAGTCAACACAGCAGCAGTACTGGAACCCAAGAAACCAACGATAACGTTGTTATCGCGGTCCGATCCGGAGAACTGAGTCAAACGACGCAGCTGCGAACCAGAAACAGTGCTTGTGTCAAAAGTAAGAGCAATCAAATCATCATAGTTAAACTGAGTATTCGAAATCGTACCCGTCAGCTCTGTGCGCTGAAGTTCATAGAACGCCACAACAGACGAACCAGACGTAAGGCCCGGATCATACTGGCAGAGACGATCCAGAGTTGCATCACCATTACCATAAGTACCCTTCTGCAGCGGAGTAACCTTAGCAGAAAGATTAAAGTTAATATTGGTTGATCCAGTTGGAGAGGAGAAACCGTTGTTAAGAGCATACGGTCCACGCTCTGCCCAAACGCCCGTCAGCGTAATGCCGCCGGTGATTTGGGAACCAACTTCGTCGCCACCATAAATCGACTCATCAGCAATGTTGCCGAGGCGCGATGTAATAGTGTCGTTTGGTCCTAGATTTGGCGAATACACGAAATCCAGGAAGAAGATGAGGCCACTGGGGAGACTCATCGGCTGAACGCTAACGAGATCGTTGGCGATCAGATTGCCGAAAACACGGCGAACGAGGGGGAATGCGACAGCCGCAAAGCCCTCAACGTCGCCAGCAGCCATGCTGGACGACTCACGGAGTAGCTCTTTTGCTTGGTTCTCAAGCAATCGGGCCATACCGTTCCGATTGGCATCATCGCCGATACCTTCTAAAAGGCCCGTCTGTTCCCATTTGGAAATCAGAGCAGAACCTTCCGCAGAAAGGTCACGATTGACAATACCTTCGGTTAATTTTTGTACAATAGACATTTTGTATAACCTCCTAGTATGTTATTGTTATTTATTCAAACCTGCTAAACGCAGCATACGATCCATCTTAGGATCGCGTTTTGCCGTGTTGTTTTTCTTAGAATTGATCAAAAGCGATGTAGGTCTCTGAACTGCTTCACGAAGTGTCTGTGGGCGTACACGGGGATCAGCCGTTGCCCCCACTGCGTTTTGAATTGTTTCATAGATCATACTTGCTTCTTCAACAGAAGTGGCGGATTGAACAGCTTCGACAATTTGATTTTTTTGTCGCTCATTCAAGGAGGCGCTGCTAAGTGCCTTGTTTTGATAAACAAGCTTGGCGTTTTCCAAGTTCAGCTGAGTCAGCTGAGTCTTGGATTCAGTTAAAAGGGCATATAGCTCTTTTAGTGATTCTTTAAGTTCAACGACGCGGGACTCCTCCAGCGTGTCGTCGGGCACCACATCAGGTGCCGTTGATGCATCTTCTTCGATTTCTTCTTCTTCTTCCAGGTGAGCACCCTGGGCCTTGGCCATGGCATCGTTGTTGGCTTGCTCAATGCTGTTGTCGGCAGAGTTAATAGATGACCATCCCTGTGGTCGAGGGACCATGTCAACAACCAGATCTTCAATAAGATCGGCCAGCATTTCTTCAGTAAGATTGATGTCTTCGTCTTCTTCTAGATTTTTCATCGCTGCATGCGACTCCTCTTCGGCAGCCGCTGAGCCAGCGTCGGTGGTATGAGTCATGTCAACGGCGGTTTCGCCAGCTTCTTCGCCCCCGGCGCTCTCAGATTCGCCCGGATCTAGAAAAGTGGTGTCATCATCCACCCCTTCACTCAACTCCTCCGCTACTTCAGTTGCAACCATTAACGAAGCAGGATCAATTTCTTCCTGATCGATGCGCTCTTTGAGGGCATCAAAATCAATTTCCACTAAATCCGCCTCTTCTGGGGCACCCAATTCTTCAGTCTGAAAAGCATAGGGAACATCTTCAGTAAAAGTAGCATCGGCTGCCGCAACAGCAGAGGCCTCTGGGTCCTCCAGACCCAGGCCGAGATCAAGCTCGTCCTGTTCTAAAAGGGTGTCGAGGGCGCCCTTAACCTCGGCCGAATACTTCTCTAATACAGCATTTTCGGCGTTTTTAAGTGCGGCTTCCTTAAGGGCTTTAGCGTCAACAATCGCTTCTTCTAACAGTGAAGACATAGAATTACTCCAAATCTGACATCGCGTCAAAAATAAATAGTTCGTAAGATGAGGAAATGACTAATAGATGTATTATTCGTAATTTGTAAGTACGCCATTAAGCTTAATATTTTCAATGCAAGTCCGGGTGGCCATGGTCGAGGCATCGGCACCAGTTTTATAAATGGCAAACATTCCCACCAAGTGACCATTACCAGCTATATCTACACTTACACCAGAAGTATACAAATCTGTCCAACTATCGCCATGATCATCGCTATATCTGTATTTCACGGTATCATCTATTACCTCGACTCGAAATAGCCTG